CGCCAATCATAAACAATTCATCAATAGCGGATAGCGCGCCAATCGCCTGAAATTGCTGCTCAAGAGGTGCCATGATGTTCACAATGTGCGGCTCAAACCCGTGTGCCGCAAACCCGATAGCAATATGGCGGGCAAAGTTTTCTGTGACGCCATACGGATGTGTGTTTGTAAGTATGCAAATCCTGCGATGCGTTTTCATGTTTGCACCCCAAACCATTTTTTGGCGTATTCCGGCCTGTGCTCAACGATCCACGGTGCGGCTGCACCGATCAACGCTTTAGCGTCACGCCCAACCGTCATGCTTCCTGCGTGATGTACATAAGCGCGTGACACGAAATGCTTGTAACCGTCTGCCGCCATGTCAGCGCACACAACGTCATCACTAAACCAGTTGATCGGCGGAAACGGATGATCCTTGATCGCTTTGGCGTTCACCCAGGTAAAGATCGGGCTGATCACGTCAACGGGTTTGATGGCATCCTCTGAGCGCCAGCGGCACATCTCAATTGCGTCACCTTCGTTGCGCGGTACTCTGATGTTTTGCGGTGGTCGCACAAAGTCTGAACGCGCTGCGATGAAGCCAATGCGCTTGCACACTTTGCTCAGTGCCGCCACGTCATCAAGCAATAACGACATGGTTTGTGGCGTGATCACAACATCATCGTTAGCAATGATGAACGAATCATCACCTTCTGCAAACGCTTCAATAGCTGCGTTGTAGTCATCGCCAAAGTTTCCAAGTTTCCCGTCCCATACGCACAACTGCACACCTTTGGCGTAATGAAATACGCTGGACTTCATGACATGCAACGTTGGGCTTCCTGTGGTTGATATGATTATTTTCATGCGGGCCAATGTCCTACGCGTCTCAAGCACTCGATAGCGCGGCGGCGAACCACGGCATCCTGAAAGCGTCCGTATTGCTCCAAGCCTTTGAGCGTTTCAATGCAATCAGTTAGGTTTTCCATCGCTTCGGAATACTTTGATTCCAACTCGCTAATCGCTGACGCTTTGCTGCGCTTCTTTTCTGGTTGTTGCTCATCAACTGAAAACTCATCCATGGAGTGATTCCTTAAAGGTCATTGGGAAAGGCGTTAAAACAGAATCGTAAAGATGTGGATCGCGCAGTGCTTGCAACTTTCGTATCAGTTCTTGCTTAAAGTTCCATGCGCCAAGGATAAAAAGGCACTTTTGCCTGATCTCCGATACGGTTTGAAGCGCAACAATTTGCTGCGTGGAGTTCGGAAGGTACTTACCGATCTTCAATGGCGATTCATCCACCACGACATGCGGATCGTCGTTAATGGCTTGCATCAGCGTGACTGCTTTGGCGGCACAACCAACCATCACCACCACATACCCATCACTTTTGGCTTGCTTGATGACGGATCGCATGGATTCCACGGCACGGTTTACGCCATTGGCAAATCGTTGGCCGTCCATCCACGTCAGCTGGTGCAACCTTCCCTCGTTCCACTTGCTCGGTGCAAATGGAATCGGACTCGGAAACGAGTCGCGCTTACATACTGCTGCAAGCATTGATCCGCCATGCACGTTAACGCGCTGGCGAAAACCTACTCTTAAACCCGCCCTGGTACACGCCAAAGTAAACGAGTCAACCGTGAAAAAAGAAACGTGCTCGTGATAAATCGTGTCGAATTCACCATTGGCGAGCATATCCATTTGGCTTACTTGTATGTACGCAACGCCATCATCCGTTAAGCAAGCCTCAATGCCTTTGAGAAACGCAATCGGATCGTCGTTATGCGCCAACACGTTCATGGCGATCACAACGTCATAACGTTCATTGCCCATGTTCAAAGGCCAATAGGCCGGGATCGTGTAAACGCCTTTTTTGCTTGAAAGTTCAAGCAAATTCTTTGCTGGTTCAATCCCCGTCACGGTTGCGCCACGCTTGGCAAGTTTCTGCAGCAACGTTCCATCGTTGCTCGCAATCTCAAGCACGTCAGCGTTCGGGTGATGAAGCGAAACGTTCTCTGCGAACCATTCAAAGTAATCGTTAAGCGTGTTGCTCGTGCCACTAACGTATAGATAGTGATCGAACAGTTCTTTGGCGTTGTAGCTCACCTTTTGCATAACGTGCGTACATTGTGTGCACATCTGCGCAGCAAGCCTTGCGCAGCGCACAAATGTGTTGGGATTGTTCTTTAGCGCGTTGGCGGGTGGTTGCTCGCCAAGATCAAAGATCATTTCTGTTTTCCCCTCGCAAAGCAAGCATTGGTTAATTGTTTTGTCCATAAGCTCTCTTGAAGTGTTCGCAGCGTTCTTGTATTGAATAGAGTTGCGGAATCGTTGGGAGCGCAAACGAATATGTGCCTGTGCTAACACCAAACTCAACCGGGACTTTGTAAACACTTGCCACCTCGTGCGCTAGCTCGCCAATGCTCATGGTGTAAGACGCCAACGGATAAATGCCTTGCGCGCTGTCATCCTCAATGATTTCCATCACGCGTTCCGCTAAGTCGTCATGGAACAAAATACTTCGCATCGCATCGGGATTAGTAACGTAAACGCGCCCCTCTTCAATCGCTGATCGGTTCATCGCGTTGAAGATCAAATGCCATCGCATCTTTGGCGACCATCCGCTTACCGTGCCCATGCGCAAACCAACCACGCGCTTGCCCATGTACTTAGCCACCAAATCGAATGACAACTTGCTGGCGTCATAAGCGTTCTCGCGCTGTTCGTTAGCCACCAACGAATCACCGTTTGAGAGCAACGATCCTGTGCTGGCGTAAATCAGCCTTGTGTGTGCCGCCATGCGCTCAAGTAGACACAATGTGTATACAACGTTCTCCGCTACAGCTCGATGAGGTTGGCGGTTAGCGTCGGCAACATTAGATACGCCAGCAAAGAAAAGGATCTCATCAAACGCACTAAGTGCAACGTCTGACATGTCTATGAAATCCATGCCCGTTTTTATATCAACAGCCACAAGATTCACGTCATGCGCAATGTTTTTCAGCAATTGGCTGCCAACGTAACCCTCAGATCCAATAAGCAAGACGCGCTTCATGAAATATGCCTAATGATCTCTAACGCTTTGCCTCGCACCTCTTCCGTGACTGCGTGTCCAAACTCTTCAGGATGCAATAACGAGTGGATAAACCTGCGCGCAACGCGCAACTTGTTGTCGCTTTCCGCGGCAAGGGTGCGCGTGTACTTCAATAACTCTTTTAGATTTTCAACTTCCTGTGTGCTCATTCATAACCCCATAAAGTGCAATCAAACTGGCGTCAGCCCGCCCGTCATCTCTTTTGCGAGAAAAACTTGACGCGTTATTAGGAAACATTTGTTGCGCCAATGCTCGTGCGCCATCCTTGCCGCCCGTCAACCTAACCTTGCGCTGCCACACGAGCGGCGGCACAAAGTGGTAAGGAATCTGTAAGGATGCAAGCACGCCCTCAACATTGCCGAGTGAGCGCCCAAACGAAAACATGGAACTTACACCCTGGCCTGGCATGGCGGAAACCTGCTCGATATACGCGGTGCATTCGTAGTCAATTAGGTAGGCCGCCAAATGCGTATGCAACTCATGTGGCGACACAAAGTTCTTGACAGCCTTTCCAACGGTGCGCTGCACAATCGGCATGTCAATCACATCAATGAGTTTCTTGCCTTGAAGTGTTGCAATCGCACCACTTGCACCTGGATCAATACCAATAATTAGTTTGTTCATAGCTTTCCATTTGGCGGTAAAAAGTTGCAAGTGTCCAACCTTTTCCGACGAACGGCAAAAAAAATGCCCGCAAGCGGCGGGCAAAAACCAACAGGAGGGTAGTTCCGTGCCTATTCTACGCCAGCACCAATGAACGGTGCAAGGCCCATTTCCTTTGCTTTCTTACGCAATTGGTTCGCCACTGGCTTAATGCTCATCGTGGTAGCTTTTTGCATCATTTGCGCTGCAAGTTTCGGATCAAGCATTGCCTCAACCATCAAGCGCGAAATCTCTTCATCGGGCAAGCGGTATAAGAAATCAAGCGGACGCGCTAACGTGCGAATGGTTGTGTTATCCGCCATGGCGTCAGAAAAGATTGCGCCAATCAGATTAGCGGTTGAAAAGTTCTTAAACGTATCGCTTCCGGGACGTTTTGCAACGGCTGATGTGGTTGACGCTGAACGATCAAGATCGCGCATAAGGTCATCGACCTGGCGCGCCTGCGAATCGGAAAGCGTTTTCCCTAACTCTTCAGCGCGTGATCGCAACTGCTGGCGCAATTTAGCTTGGCTAAATATATCCATGCCCGTTGTAACGTCTGGCGCGGCAAGCGTTGACTTGGCTTTGATTTCCTGCAATAACGCCATTTGATCAATGGGCTTGCTCATTTTGGCGTACTGAGCAAGGTAATTTCTAAACCCTGGCGTTGCCGTTTCAAGCACATTGTCTAGCACATCACGCACGGCGATAAGTTCTTTTGCCGCCAAGCGCAACCCAGGATTGTTGTCCTCAAGTTTTCCACCAATGGCGTCGTTAATGTCCTTTCGCACGTTGTAAATGCGTTCAGGCGTATTGCCAGCGTTCTCAATACGTCCACGCAACCACCGCATAGCAACTTCAACGGGTTGTCGGTTTCCGGTTTCACCAGCAAGTACGTTATCAACGGCGTTTGTGATTGGTGTTGTCGCAACCGGGCCAAACTCGTTAAGTGACTTGGCAAATGCTGCCTCGCGCATGGGCGCGGTAACTGCTGCGCGTTTCGCTTCAGCTGCCTCAATCGCTTGTGGCGTACCACCTGATAGCCGCTCAAGTAAGCGCATCCTTGCGGCGTTGCTTTCGGAAATGCGCTGACCAATTAGGTTTTGCACATCAAGCGTTTTGGCAAGCGGATTTTGCAACGCCATCAAACCAGGATCCATAGACGATTCGGCAGTCATCGGGCGCGAACCTGGAACATACTCAGGTGCATTAGCTAACGCGATTTGCGCTTGCTCTGGGTTTGTGGCGGATCTGCGCAATACCTGGCCCGCGATAACCTCTCTTCCTTCACGCGTAAACGGACTGACAATTTGCTGTGCCCTTTGCCCAACATTACGCGCAACAATTGGCGCGGCACCCGGTGCCATGGAGCCAATAAGTCCAGCACCTAATTGAGATAAAGGCCCAAGACCTTCCTCACGCGCCGCACCCGCGGCAACCGCACCTGTGCCAGCTGCAATGGCTTGTGTGCGCGGATCTGTTCCGAGTTGCGTTAACACTTGACGCGCTGTTGGTGAAGTCGCTGCACGCGCACCTAGCTGCGCAGCCTTGGCAACAGTGCCCGTGCCGGAAAGTGCTTGCGCAACATCTTGTGAAATACGCTCTTGCTCTGTTTCTGGCTTTGGTACGCCAAGCGCATCAAGCAAACCTTGAATGGTTTGCGATGGCGGCGCAGCAATTTGCCTCCCTGCTGCTTGATTCATAAGCGCAACAAGTGGATCCGCCAACATGGTTGGAAGTGACGCGGCACCTGTTAGCGCGGCACGCGCCGTAAGTCCAAGTTGTCTGCTTATACCGCCAGCGGATGGCGGTTGCATCTCACGCGCCTGCGTTGCCTGTTGCATCATTTGCTGCACTGGCGAGCGTTGCTCAATTAATCCTTTGATCGCCTTTTCAATGTCCGCATTGGACATTTCATCAGGAAAATCAACGCTTCCAATGCTTGGAATATCAACCGTCTTTGCCATGATCAATACTCCACTAATCTGCCATTTTCGTATCGGTAACGTTTTTTACCAGTAGGCGCAGCGGGTGGCGTTTCTTTGACTTGCGCCATAGCTGTACCTGCTGATGTAGTCATACCATTAATTGCTGTTTGCCTTGCTCGTGCCTTTTGCGCAATGACTTGTGGCGAGTCACCGATCTGAGGGAAGTATGTCCTGATTTCATCAGTCATTTCTTTCTCGCCAATTGCTGCGCCTGATTCTTTACGCAGCTTTGCTCGAACCCAATCTTCTTGCGCTTGACGTGCCATTTGTTGCTGAGGGTTCATCAAAGACCTTTCTGCAACACCACCAACAAACGGAATAACTGACGCTGCCGCGGCAAACGGCCCTGCTTTTTGTTGGCTTTCTGGCACACCGGTAAGTATTTTCTCGGCCTCTATCATGCGGCTCGCAAAACCGGCTGCGTTTAACTGACCTTCTGTTGGCTTATTACCGCCACCGCGTACAGTTTCACCCGCTGCTGTCGTAACGGGCATGGCATAACCGGCACCAGGTACAACAGGCACATATTGCAACCCTTGATCTGTTTCCTTGACGGTGAACGCGCCTCGGTTAAATTCTGCTTGGCGTAAACCAAGTCCAGCTCGCTCAAGGCCCAATCGTTGCTCATCAAGCCCAACGCGTCGCTCTTCAAACCCAAGTCGTCTGGCTTCAGCTGGCCCAATAGCCTTTGGAATTCGATTGGTGATCGTTCCGGTGGCTTTGTTTTTGATGATGATTTCTGCGCCCGTGTCGTACTGCACTTCGTCTGGCGTTGGTTCGACGCCAATAATCTTAAAGTTTCCTCGCTTGCTTACTGTGTAACTAACCGGGCTTCCATTGATTACGCCAGTGTTGATGGTTGTCCCATATTCCTCTGGCTTAACGTTTTCGCCAATGTACTTGACCGCTTCGGCGTATGGCATTTGCGAAGCAATCAATCGTTGTTCTGGCGAAAGGCTTGCGAATGGCGATGACGCTTGAACGGCTTGCTCTTGCGCTTTTGCAGCAGCTTGCGTTGGCCCGCCGCCTCCGGCCATGGCCGTTTGTCCAGCTTGAAATTGTTGCGCTGCACCAGGTTGCGCGGTTAATGCCTGGCGTAATGCTTGCTCGCGTTTTTGCTGCTCCATCATTTGCGCAAACTGCGCACCGACAATCTGTTGCTGCAAGGCTTGTTGACGCGCTTGTTGCAAACCTTCCGCGGCAGTTCCGCCACGAGCAAGCGTTGATCCGATATTGGCAAGCGTCATCCATCGTTGACGCATACGCTCTTCTTCGTCCATGGGTGGCGTTGGCAAACCAGGGATCATGGTTGCACGATCAAGACCTGTGCCAAAGCGTTGCAAGACATTAGGCGATGCGCCTTGCATGGCGGATTCAGGTGAATTCGGAACCGTGCTGTATGAAGGCCCGCCAAACAGAAAGTCTAAAAGTGCCATGTTTAACCCCTTGTGCGGCGATCAAGTTCCTTGACAGCCTCAACCAGCAAACCCGTTACCTCTGGATAGTTCACCATCTTCATGCCGTTATCCGCTTTGGCTACCGCGTGCGGCATAACGCGCTCAACGTCTTGCGCCATCACGCCACCCGTTGGCATATCCGAACCCTTGTACTCGTATTCGTAACCACTTAGCTCGCCAAGCGATGCAAGTGGTGACTTCATCTTGGCGATGTTTTCCTTCATGCGCTTATCGGAAAACAGGTAAGCAAGCGCCGCAACATTGCTTAATCCCTGCCCAAACTGTTGAGCGCCGGAAAGGTTTTGCGTGGTTTGTTGCGTACCACCTGATGGCATTTGCGTAAGACCTTGTTGAAGGATCTGCAACTGCTGCAACGGGTAATTCTGTTGGCGCAAAAAGTCTTGATACGCCAAATCTAAATTAGCCTGGTTCATGGCTTGTTGCTGTGCACCAATACCTTGTAACCCTGCTGCGGCTTGTTGGCGTAAACCAATGTCTTGCGCACCGAGCGCGGCGGCCTGCCCAAACCCTTGCTGCGCAAGTTGTGCCGCGGCCTGCGCGCCTGTTTGCAATGCGGCTTGCTGTTGCAACGCTTCCTGCACTGCTTGGCGAGTTCCGCCATACGCGCCAGCCTTTGCCGCGGCAGCGCGTGACTGTTGCTGTTGCATCAGTCGTTGCGTTTCAATGTTGCCGAGTGTGTTTTGGATAACTTGCTGGTTGTACGGGTTGTAGAAGTTAGCCATAGATTCGCCAAGACTTAATGGCGATTCTCTGATAGCGGCCATTGCCTCTTGTTGCGGTTGCGTGAACCCCGCAATCCTTGGCCCGCCATAGGCTTGATAAGGTTGCTGCGCTACCTGTTGCGCAAACGCATAGTTTTGCAGCGCAGCTTGCTTAAACTCTGGATCGGGTGTGTATGTTGACGAACTTCCGCCGCCGCCTTTGCTCATGGTGATAACTCCTTGGACATGACAGTCCACTTTTCTTGATAACCTTCGTCCGCCAGAAATGATTTGATCCATCCGCGCCGGCCCGCTAGCGTGACGCGATTACATCCTATGGATAGCGCCCACTTCTCGATAACGGGGCGCATTGCGGCGAGTTCTTCGATGTTTCCGCCAGCAAGGAAGTAATGACATGCCTTGCTTCGCGGATAAACTTGAATCTCTGTGATGACAGCGGATTGCGAACCGGGCCAAAACTGCATTTGCTTGTTTGTCACGGCCTTTGCAATATCTTCAATGGTATGCGTTTGTCCGGCGTGAAGCAATGCCGCCTCAAGGTAAGGCTTGCATCGCTCCCAGTGCTGAAGGTCAAACTTTGTCATTGAATGGAAAGCAATCCATTGTTTGCGGCTTGTGGCGTGAAACTGGATAAAAGACCTTGCAGCGGTGCTCCACTACCAAGTTGCCCAAGATAGTAGTTATATGGCTGCAAAGTCATATTCTGCGCGGCCTGGTTGTAGCTTGAAAATAGTTGCGCTTCGGGTGATGCGCTAATTGATTGGCGAATATCTGACAGCGGGACGCCTTTGTTGTACTCGCCAAGCCAGTAACCATAATCGGCTTGCGTTGGCATCCTTCCAAGCGACATGCGATAAGTGCGGTTTAGCAACGCTTCGGGTGATGTGCCAATAGATTCCTGAATAGCGCCAGCATCAATACCTTTGGCGAGTTCACCGCCCCAGTAACTCAGATCGGCTTGCGTTGGTGCGCGTCCAAGCAGTGATTGATACCAACCCGTTACTTGCTGATCGTAAGGATTGACAACGGGTTGCGTCGGAACATTCAAAAGGCTATCCGTTACCGACCCTCCGGGCAGTAAAGTGGAGCGATCATCAATGAAATTATCCTTGCCCATTTCGAGCAAACCCGTGTTGCCGCCAGCACCTGGCGTTACCGCTCCAGGTGGATTTGGATTCGGCGTTAAGGTTGCAAGATCCGGTGGAATTGGTTTTTTATCAACGGGCGGTAAGTTTGAATCGCTTGGCTTTGGTTCGGCTGGCTCAACGGCTGGCCGCCACTTCTCACCGGATGGCAATGTGTAGGGCGTCACTTTGCCCGTATTGGTGAACAGTAAACCTTCAGGCCCAAAACCGTAACGCGTGTAATCACCAGCATATGGCGTATAAGTCCGTTCCGCCAAACCTGTCTGGGTAATGCCTTGCGTTGTGCGTTTAGCGCCCGGTTGACGCGCCGCGTTAATATCAATCTCTGATTGCGCTGAACGTAAAAACTCGGTGCGCAGTTTTTCTGGGCTTGCTAACTCGTTTTGCGCCCAATCCCAGTATGCGGTTTCATTGGGTTGCGGTGCGCGTCCCAAGACTGACGTGTAAAGCTCAGGTATTGCGTCACGCAAAAACGCACTACGCAACTGTGCTGGCGTCCACTTTTCGTTGTTGGCGGACATAAGCCACCAATTAACCTCATCGTCACGCGGCGCTCTGTTGAGTGCTTGCTGGTACAAAGCCTGTATGTCTTGTTTCGTTGCCATGTCTACCTCTAAATCGACGTTGCACTGATGACGCCAGAATTATTAACCGTGATGCTATACCGCGTTCCGTTTGGCGAGCGAAGGATCAACCGCATACCCTCCACAAACTCAACGTCTTGTAACTTCTTTAAGTTCAACGCATCAGCACTTTCCAAAGCGCGGTTGCGTTCACGCTCAAGCGGTTGCGAATAAGTATTTGGCGGCGTCGGTAATCTCATCGCCCGCTACCTGGTACAGCATCCAAACGGATCGTGCCAACACGCCAATCAGCATCAGCATTACCAACAACGCGCATTGCTACTTGGCGGCCTGTGAACCGTGCATTCGTGTACGGTTGCATGGTATAGGGGCCATAAGTTGTGCTTGATGATTCCGGGGTCGGTTTCGTGTAAAACGTCAACTTCACTTGACCTTGTGACTTTTCATCCGGCAATATTTGCCGCACTGCCATAAAGCGATCACCCGTTGACAGTTCAACCGGGCCTGATTCCGCGTAACGCGTGGACGTGATAGGTGTTCCGTTATCCGTCCATCCGTTTTCGTGCTCGTACAGATAACCATCCGTGCCAACCGCCAAAGGATTCGTGAATACACCGGCATCCGTCCAGCATGTGCGGGCTAACGCGCCAATTGACCAATGGTTTTCGCGGTAATTCCAAATGATGTACCGATCACACTCATTGCTATCGGCTGACGGGTAAAACCACCACACTTCGCCAAACGCTGAATTGTGGCCTGAGTAAATCTTCGCCACTTGATCAAGGTTGATGTCCGTAAACACATAATCGCCAACTGAGCAAGGTAACGGTTGCAGCTGGCCGTTGAATAGGAAAAACGATTTATCGCTCATCCATACCGCGCCACCCTCGATCACGGCAACGGCTTGCGGGCCAATCAAACCGCAAAACGAACCAACCTTTTCCTGACCATAAACCAATGGCGGCCCCAGATAATTCATAACATGAGCATCAGTCTCGGTAAGGATTAACACCTGCCCGCGCACACGCTTTGCCGCCAAAATGCGACCGTTAGTCTGTAACTCTAACGATCCCGCGGTATTTGTTCCTGATGGCGTCCAAACCGTGTTGTCCTCTTGATCTGACCATTGCACTAAACGCGGGTTCCCGCCAGCACCCAAAGCAAACAGATAACGCTCTGGCGTGACAATGAGTGCCGTGTTATCAGTTGGCGCGTTTGTGATGACAGCGGCAAGCGATCCAACGTTGTTTTGCCACTCGTAAAGTTTCCCGTCTGAGTTGGCACACGCTACAAGATACTCGCCCCAGTTATCAAGCGACCAGGTTGTGGCATCGAGCTCCGCGCCAACGCTTCGCTTAGTTCCGTAAGTGGATGCGCCGTAATTGGCTGCGCCGTAACCGTAACCCGTGAACGATGATGATCTGCCAGTTGTATAGCCGGATGGCGTGATGTTGTAAAAGTTTCCGCCATTCCAAACGTAAAGTCTGGAGTGCGTTCCCACGGCAAGCCAACGGTCATAATCGTTATCCCGCCATGAAAACATGCCACGCGCTGAACCTGTAAACGTATCGCCTGACGCTTTCACCCACCCGCCAACAGGCCGCATGGTTCCCTCGTACCACCTAACCAGATTGGCGTCCCAATACCTACCCGCGGCCTGGTAATTGGTGCCGTTCCTGTATACGCCTGGTGGTATTTTTAGCGGTGCAAGCATGTTTATCTCATCATAAGTGCTTCAGCTTCACGCCTACGCGTTAAACCACGCATCACACGTCCGCGTGACTTGTTCCACTTCACGCACTCCTCGCGCGCACCTGCCCAATCGCCAGCGTCGATGCGTCGCTTAAACGTTGAGATCCGATAGTTCCCTAACCCGCAATTGTATGCCCACGACAGGACAGCTGCGAATCGGCGTGGCGCGGCGGAAACAAGCCTCGGTGATAGTTTGATGAGTCCTAATGTAAAGTTAATCAGGTGAGCCTCTAAGCGTTTCTCGCATTCCGCCATCGACCAAACGGTTGTTGGCGTTACGTCTGGGCCTGTTGTCCCGAACCCTATCGTATAAGGATCGCCATTAGAACCAGGATCGGGATACGCGGCAACCATACCGTTTGGCAATACCTTGGCGCAACCCTCAAACGGAACCACCAATAAGTCTTTGGCGATCTTGATTGCCTCTTTCATTGTTTCTGGTACTTCTCAATGGATCGGCCAACAAACCAGAATGACACGCACATGGTGAAAAGGCCAAAGTCATCCGAGTCCCATGATTGGTTTAACACGTCCTGCCAACTCGCTTGCGATTCAAACGCTAGGTATATGGCGGCAACCTTCACGGCTGCGTACATAAAGAAAAGCGACCAGGTGATGCCAGGTCTAACTAATGCGCTGATTGCCGCCACAAACCAACCGGCCGATTTGGCGGTTTCCGCTTGCTCATTGAACGCTGCCTTGATGGCGTCCAATTGTGCAATGGAATGATCAACGTACTTTTCTTCCATCTTGAATTGACCACGCATCTTTTCCAAATCCGTCTGGAGTTGGAACATGTTTAATTCGTGGTTGCGCTCGTTCTTCTTATCCATGAACTTGAGAATCTCTGGCGCGAGTCGGAATAGTCCGCCAAAGATCGAACCAAGTAAGCCACCGGATAAAAGATCAAACATGTCAGTGGAAAAGTTTTAAGTTAGTGTTGACAAGCAAAAGGATGATTGCACCGGCTGATGCAATCAGGATTTGCTCTAAGCGTTTAAGTCTTGCGTTGATGCCTGCGTAACGCTCGGCGCAGACCGCCTCATGAGTTGACAATTTAGCCTCCACGTCTTTAGCGCTAGCGTTGGCATCCATGGTTTATGCTCCAAGCGAGTCGCCGCCAATGCTGTCAGCGGTGACAACTTCAACAATGATTTCTTCCGTAGCAGTCACCGGATAAGTACACTCCACCCACGCTTTATTGCCGTGATTCCAGTTCCACTGGTAGCCTGCCCTGTCTTGTGGCTTTGGATCACGGATGACCCACTCACTTCCCCACCACACCACTTCCTTACCCTCTGGACATTCTGGTGCATCAGGTACTTCGATCCAGCCTTCAGTGCCATCCGTCTCAGGCTTTGGTATTGATCCTAGTTTGCTGTAGAGCATGATGTTGTCCTATTGCAGCGGGAATGGTGCAGTTGGTGGCGTGAAGTTGGCTGTGTAACGGGCAAGACCTCTCGTGATGCGAATATCATCAAGATAACCATTCCAAGGGTATTGGTTGTCCGGTCTAACGCCAACACGCAATGTTGTGTTTGAAAAGTTATCTGATGATGTATAAGTTGATCCTGTCTGTGTGCCATTTACAAACAATCTAAGACTTGTTCCAGATCTTGTCACCGCAATATGTTGCCAACTTGCTGCCGCCGCAACAGTGCCTAATATTTCTTGAGCAGAAATTGATACATACCACGCACCTGTTGTAATGTTTGCGGCTATTGCCAACCCACCAGCAAATGAACCGTTTCGTGTATCAATTGCTGTTGCGTAAGTTGAAAAAGCACCACCATTCCAGTAAGCCCAAAACTCAATCGTAAAGTCTCCAGTGCCAAACGGAAGCAAGACATTAGACGGTGCTGTTAAATAATTGCCCGAACTGACGCTAATACTCCCACCACCCCACTTGCTCTGTGCAGTGCTGATCTGTGCATTGCCCTCTGTCTCCAGCACGTTCTTCGCAGTGGCATCGACGACACCAGCGTTGGTGAAGTTGAGGAGGAGGGAGGTGTTGGTGATGTTGGTTAATGGTGCTGTGGGGACAGTGATGGTTGATGAGGCTGGGTTATAGACAGCAGTGCCTTTGACAACACGAAGGCTGGATATGTATCCGCCAAACTCCTGATCGGCATAATCTGAAATTGCTCCAATGTTAGCTGCGCCTTGTGCATAGTTGATGGAATTGCTTTGAGATTGAGTCCCTGATACAGCTCCGTTAACCCAACAGGTAATCGATGTTCCGCTTCTAGCAACTGCAACGTGATTCCATGAATTGCTTGTAGGCGTAGACCCAAACGTATTATTTACATCAACACCTCGTCTTCCTATCCCAATCAATCCACTTCCAGACAAAAAGATATTTGCACCGTTTGTTGCATTGGCAACAAACAAAACACGTTCACCTCGACCTCCAGTAATGTACACCCACGCCTCAACCGTAAAGTCTCCAGTACCAAACCCAAAAGCTGCGTTGCTTGCAGCACTCAAATAATCCCCACTCCCATCAAAGTACCCGCTACCACCCACTGCGGCAGCACTGTAGGAGGACGTTGGTGCGAAGGGGGAGAAGGGGGTGACTGATGTGTTGCCGTTAGATGTAACAGTGAATCCATTGCTACTTGCGTCACGGAATCGGTTGGATTGGCAAGTTAGTAAGGATGTTCCAGATATTGCTGTTAGCGGTGACGTCGGAGGAGTAAAAGCTCCTGTGTATACGGCAGTGCCTTTGACAACACGAAAATTTGAGATGTAGCCGGTATAAGTTGATGACCCATTCCTTGCGCCAATTTGGAATGTACCAGTTGCATTCATTAATGTGGCGCTTGATGTAGTTGTGCTTGTAACAGACCCATTCAAGAAGCACCGTATAGAAGTCCCGCTCCTAGATACAGCGACATGATTCCATGAATTTACTGTAGGCGTGCCACCAGAAACACCATTTGCAACATCAAAAGAAGAGTTATTTGAGGACGAATAAAATTCTAACGCTCCAGCATTAAAATATAAATTACACGGGCCATAATTTCCCCCGCTTGTATGGGCTGTTAACAAAACACCGTTGTTTGTAATTGTTGGGTATATCCAGCACTCAAGAGTGAAATCTCCTGATCCATAATCAAATGCCGCATCATCAGGCACCGTTAAATAATCACCCGTCCCATCAAAGTAAGCACCCCACCCCGTCTGTGAGAACGGGCTAAAGGTTCCCTGCGTTACATCGCCATTAGGCGTAATAGACCAGCCTGTGCCGCTATTAGCTGTGGATGAGTCAACGAAATCGTTGTTCTTCTTGCCGTTGGTGCCGTTGCCTGGCAACAAAAGTGACACTAAATTAAAGTATTGATCTTTAATCAGGCCGGACGTGAACCCATAAACGTTGGCAATTGCCGCGCCAAGTGTTGAAAGAACAGGCATGTTTTCTGCTCCTTAAGCAAACTTGGTTTGGCTCGCCAAAATCGTGTAAGTGCTGGCGGCTGTCTTCACAATGCTAAACACATAAGCATCAATGGATGACGCATTGCCTGCTGAAGGCGCCGTTCCTTGTTGCCACTTCACGCTTACGTTCGTCGTTGTACCGTCAACCTGAAAACCAGTCGGGTAGTAAGCCGTTGCGCCATTCGTTACAAGGAACGCGCAAGTGATCGACTGGTTCGTTGTGATGAAGTTATTGAGCGTTGTTGCTGCATCACCGCGAAAGTTAAACGTCCAGTTGGCGGACGCGTTTGACGTGTAGTAATTAACGGCACGCTCGGTCAGATCAACGTTCACCGTTCCCGTTGCGGCCGTGGCGGATACATTAGCTGTTTCAACGACAGGCTTGATTACCATCTTGCCTGATGCCGTTACAACGTCTGTCGTTGAATCGCCAAGCGTTGCATTGCCTGACGCCGTAAGCGTTGTGAAAGATCCGGCACCGGCAACGGTTTGTCCAATCGAAACACCGTTGATCGTTCCTGCGCCTGTCATGTTGCCGCCAAGCGCAAGCGTCTTGCCCGATCCAACGTTTAAGCCAACGCTCGTTCCGCTACCCGCTGCCGCGAATAACGCGTCAAGCGTATCCATGTTTGTGTTGAGTTTGTAACCCCAAGTGTCTGTTGACGCGCCAACTTCAGGCTTGGTAAGTGAAAGGTTACTGGTGGTGGTATCGGCCATTTTTTATTACCTCTTACGCGGCATCTCGCCACGGTGAATTGATGGGTGTCCATATGTTGGACGGATCTGTGATGTTTGTCCAAGTGGTGGTTACAGGTGCAACGGGTTCCCATTTCAAACCGCCATCGGCTGACATGGATGAAATTTCTGAACCAGCAGCCCTTGCATACCAAGTAACAGTTGCCAATGCCGTAACGCTTGATTCGGCATTAGCTTGTGCTTGCGGACTTGCATCAACGTTTGCATCAGCCGTTGCACTTGATATGGCATTGGCAATAGCTTGTGAACCTGCATCAATTTCAGCGTTTGCCGTAACCGTTGATTCAGACACGGCAAGCGCAATGCCGCCGCGAACCGCAATCCCTGTTGCAGACTGTTCACTGGTGCTGGCGGCCTGCGCGGTGCCATCTCTGACAAATTCTCCTGATGCGCTTGCCGTGGTTGTGCTGGTTGCGGTTGCGGTTCCTGATTGAAGGAATGCACCACTTGCCGTTGCGTTTGTTTCGGATACTGCACTAGCGGTTGCGCTAAACCGTATACCGCCAAGCGCAGTTTGTGTTGAATCGCTTGCAGCGGCAGCTGTTCCCGAGAACAGAATGCCGCCTGTTGCAGTTGCTTCGCTTGTGCTTGTGGCAAATGCCGATTGACCAGAAACAACTTCAGCACTTGCGCTAACCGTTGATGTTGATGCGGCAGTTGCCGTGCCATCGGCAACCATTTGCCCGGTTGCTGTTGCACTGGTATCGCTTGATGCTGGCGCATCACTTTGGCGTATAGCCGTTCCGCTAGCCGTTTGCGTTGATTCGCTTGCTGCTGCGGCTGCGCCATCTTGAATGATGGTGCCAGTTGCCGTAACCGTTGAAACTGAATTTGCTTCAGCGGTTGCGCTAATAACGCCAGCACCCGCCGAATATGGCCCTGAACCATAGGCATAGAATCCATAGTTAGCCAATCCGCCTGACGTTTTCTCGCCATCTGCGGTTGCGCTAGATACGGCAGTGCTAACGGCCTCGGCTTCAATGGCATCTGGAGCGGAATACTTCCCCAGGCCATAGGCACCAACGCCGTAATTATCGACAGGCGCATCGGTTCCCCATTTGCCACTGCCGTAAGCACCATTGCCATAGTTAAGGGCCATTCACTTACGCCAAAGTGACTGACAGATTCCCAGTTGCAAAACGGAATACATCACCACTTCCAACTGCTTTGCTTGCCGTTAGATCGGCCCATGACAGCATATTGCCTGATGTGCTTGCGTCGAAAATGGCAGCCGCCACAACCGTACCCCATGAACCGGATGCCGTTGGAAATTCAACGTTAGCCGAATTGGATGCTGTTGTTGGCGATGTACCTGTCACACTGAACGTTGCCGCGGTGCGTGCGTAGCTGTTGCCCGATACTTCCGTACCGCCGCCAGCATCCGTAGGTGCAACGGTAAATAGTCCAACGTAAAGCGAAGATGGCGACGTGTAAGACGTGTTGGTAAACACATGCTTCATCACTTTATCTTCAAGATAATCTGAAAATGAACCTGCCATGTTAGTAGCTCCTTGCTCTCATGCGCGGCGTGGTGCCGCTAAAGTTTGACCTTTGCTCTTCAAGCATTAGATCGTTAAAGGCTTCCTTATATAAGGTGCCCCAGGTAGTGATGCGGTCATCATCGCGCAAGTAAGGTGCGCTCTGAACCAATGCGCCATATAGGTACATGGCTGGCGATTTCGTAAGCAACCAGTTGCTTGTGTTGCTATCTGAAAGCGCCGGAATCTTTTTGTAGTACGACATCTCAACCGTGTATTCGCCACCAGGCGTTGGGATCACTTCAAACGTTTGACCGACAATCGAGTAATACTTTGGTTCGTTGGCGGCTGCAAAGTAAGTGGATCGCAAATCGTCGGCTTGCTCGTTGCTCACAAATGACAGCTTCATAGGCGTTGCTGTGTTCAACTGAATGTTGATCATTTGCAGGAAATCGGCTGGCAATTCCGTGTACTGCGTATCAAGTGATGCGGTTGCGCGCTGCACCATATCGCGTGTGCGGATCGTGCGGTTAAACGTTGCTTCCGCCAAAACAATAAACGATGGAATGACGGACGTTAAGTCATCGCGGTTGATCCAATCCGCAATGCTTGATTTGAGTCCGCTGAATGTGTCGAGTGCCATCAAGCCACCTTTTGAGTTTCGACCGGAGCGCCAGCTGCTTTTCTGCGCTCATCTTCCATCGGTCGGAGTGCCCAAGTATGCTCGTGCTTATACTCGAAGGTTCCTATATGTCCAATTTGCTTGGACAGGTCATGATCAATATACAACGGAATGCCGTTATCCCGCAACAACTTGCAGAAATACACATCCTCGCCCATGTAACCCTTGGCCTGTACATCCCATGGCGTTGCAAACCATGGCATATCAATCACTTTGAAAACGTTGATGTCCACCAGCATCACGCCAGTGCCAACCATGTCAACTTGCTCCAAACCTGTATCTTCGGGCATCGAGTAACGTAATACTTTTCTTCCTGTTGCTTTATCGTAGTTGCCAGCCGTGGGGCCGGTTGGCATTCTGCGCCTGGCGCAGTTTGCCGCCACAACGCATTCGCCATGGGCCAGTAGGCGCGCAATAGTGTCAGCCGGAAAGCGCATGTCGCTATCAAGGAATAGCAGATAGTCTGCATTCGCGTGTATGGCGTTCATGACTAATTCGGTGCGCTGCGAGCAAAGCAATGTGCCTTGACTCATCAGCAAATTCACAATGTCACCCGTGTTGCCAATGTGGTGGCTAACAGCATTCACCAAGTCAAAGGTAAACATCGTATGCACTTCATCGCGTGCCGGCACGCAAACAGAAATAATCCGTTTATCAGTCATTAAACCCTCCCAGGTCTTGTGCGAAAGTGTCGGTTATCTGGATCATTAAGCCAGCGCTTAAAGTCCGTTTGATTGCGCGTGATGCCTTTACCTACCAATTCCATAAATAAATTCATGGGAATAGAAGCGACCTTCACGCCATGACCATCACCTGACCATCTTGCACGTTCATCGACCTGGTTGAATTCAGTCTTATTGGTTTCAACAATGGGTTGGACGTTTTGGATTGTCTCGATGACAGCCGTATCGGTATCCTCATCAAAATGCCAGATTCGGGTGATACCTAGAAGCTCGTCTTGTTCAAAGATCCGTTTTTCCATGTAAAAAAGGGCGGGTTTCCCCGCCCCTTCCTGAGTCAAGATTACGACGTGAGCAGGTCAGCGGCAATGCCGTGTGCCTTCTCGTTGTATACGGCAAGGCCGTATTCCGCCAAAAGTAAGCGCTTCTCAGCGTCACCCGTGGTTGCAAGTTCAACTTGCTGGAATGGGCGCAGGAAGTGAACGCCAGCGTAGTCAGGCGAAAGAACAAACGCATCGCGCTCGCGCTGGAACCTGTTTGGAACAATGTTCACTTGGCCGAAATCACCAACGTAAACATCAGCTGCGCCAATGATCTGTGCCTGTTTGCCTGCTGGCACGTCACGATAGCGCGTTGCAATGCCGTTGAAACCGCTAACGGTTTGCTTGTTAACTGGGCCAGTCATCACAATCGAAGGCTCGCCGCCACTTGTCCACACTTGCTGAAGAACGCTCTTAAGGATCGTCTCAGTGAACGTGCGCACGGTACCGTCTGAACGCGTTGCGGTTGGCAGTGTGGTGTACGAAGGATTGCCGCCACCCGAACCAACGGATGTGTTGGTTTTGATGAACGCTAACAACGATCCGGTTTTCTGTGCCGTTGTCGAGTCACCAGCGGTTGCGCCTTGGTTGGCAAGCAGGATGGTTTCCATATCGCGCTTGAGTTCAGCGGCCTTTTTCGCCAATTGATAAGCAAGCTCGGACTTGCGACCTGCTTTGTTAACCGCTTCCATGGTGCCGGAAATCACAACAGTCTTGCGGCTGATCTGTGTGTAATTGCCTAGCTGAACGGTTGGCGTTACGGCTTCATAGGTGGTTAGATCGTCACCTTGCAGTGCAGCATTGCTGGTTGTTGCATCAGAAAGTGCGTCGGTCTGCCACTGGAACAGGGTATTGGCAGCGGTGCCGCGGCCAATGTTGTTCATGAAAGGCGTGGTTTCTGGGGAAATGTTGTAAATCTGATTGGACAGATCCTCACGGATACCCTTTGCAGAGTAGGTGAGGAAGGTATTACTGGCGATAGTCATGATTGTTCCTTAAAGAAATTGCTCAAAAAGTTTGGCGGCGTCTTTAACGCTACCCGTTTTTGCAAGGCGCTGTCTGGCGCGTGTTATCTCGTTCACTTGAACCTTTGCGGCTTGTGGATTACCTGGTGCAACAGTTTTTGCTTTTGGCGCAACAACATTGGGTTTGATGCTTTGTTGCTTGGACATGATTTGATCAAACATCATGGCCTTGCGCAGCACCTTCACAACACGATGATCAACGACACCCTTCAGATCATCAGGCGTGAATCCCTCTTTAACGCCAAACTCAATCAACGCGGACTTTTCAGCCTTAGCCGTTTTTTCATCTCGCCACTCCGGGATGGCAGAGACAAGCAAACTAGCCTCTTCCTTCAACCTGGCTTGCATTGCGCGTTGCACTTCCTGCTGCTGTAGCGTGTTTAATCGTTGGAGTTCAGCCTGTGATGCCGCTAATTTCTCCGAACGCTGACGCGCTAACTCGGTTTGCCGCACCCACTCAATAGGATCTTCACGGTAAAGACGCTCCATATCAACGGGTGATTCCTGTTGCTGTTGCAATTGTTGTTGCAAAGCAGTCAACAGTTGTGAATAAGTGGCACGCTCTTCACGAACCGCATTCAACTCGGCTTCAGCTGCTTTGCGCTGTTCTGCCAAGGCTTGCGTCTTTCGTGTGTAGTCTGCCGTGCGCTGGTAGCCCTTTAACAACTCGTCGAGCGGAACCGCCTCTTCCTTACCGTCAATTTTGACGGTGAAAGTGGGTGGCTCGTCTGGTTGCTTGCTTTCCTCGCTTTCATCAGACTCGCTGGACGCTTCAACTTCTTCGGGCACTTCGCCTTGCTGACCCGCTTCTGCTTCAACGTCCCCTGACGCCTCAACCTCATCGGTTTCGGCTTGCGCCTTCTCTGGTGCCTGTTCTCCGCTTTCCTCGGCAAGCAACGCTTCAAAGGCTTGTGCGGCTTCCCGCACACTCATGGCGGCATTATCCGCCAAAACTACATTCTCGTCACTCATTGTTTCCTCTTAGATTTCGGCGCGCTTGCGCATACGATCAATCGTCATGCGCGTGAGCGTGCCATCGCTGATTGCACTTGACAGATATTGTTGCACTCTGTCAAGTGCTTTGAATTCAAAATGGATGCGTTCGCGTGCTTCAGTGGTTTCCGCCATAGCCCAATCATCAAGCAATTGCTGGCGGATACCCATCCACGCATCCTTGTACAGATTACTTTCTAATATGCGTTGCGCTTCGTGAGCGCGCTTAATCTTTTCTTCGGCTGTCATTGCATCGGCTGCACGGCTTGCGCGATTGCATCAAGTTGCATGCGCTCACGATCCATATTCACTTTGGCGTCAATCTCTGCCTGCGCTTGAGCAAGGCTTACGCCATACTTGAGTTCCATTTCCTGGCGTCTTAGCACACCGTCTTGCGCAATGCGATCACGTTCACGATCATCGGCACGGATCATCTTTTCGCGCTCGAGGGCAAGTTCAGCGGCTTTCTTTTCAATGTCAGCCTGGATGGCTTGAACTTGCACCGCGGTAAGTGCCTCGGATGGATCGGGGCGCGGTTGTGGTTGCGGTGGACTGTAATCCATAGGCAACTGATTGATAAATTGCGTCGTGTCCTTGTATCCCGCCAACTCGATAATCTTGGTAAGCGTTCCTGCGTACTGACCAACCGTAACCAACGGATTGTTTGGCCCAAGACTTTGCAGGATTTGCTCTTGCTTGGCTGCAATGGCTTGCAAGAATTGCAAACGCTCATCGCTATTGCCCGTTCCAAGCCCAACGTTAACGCTCACATCCATCATGGCGTCCCATCCGCGCGGATCAACCTCAATCCACTGGTTGCGCAAACGGACAACACGAGGCTTATCTTGGTTTTGCGTGATCAGGCGCAGCAATCCCTTAAATAACCGCTTCATGCCGATTTCGGCAAAGATACGAGCAATCAGTTCAATGTGTTGCTGCGCGGCTTGCACGGTGGCTTGAACCGCCAAGCGCGTTGTCGATTGCAAGGCATCAGCGTTAAGGCCCATGGACGCTTTAGACATGCCAGTGCGCGCTTCTTTCACCTGATCCATGTACTCGATCATGGAAAACGCTTGCTGACCAACAAATGGCGTTGAAAATGGCTGCACCATGCCTGGTGCGCGCATCCTAATGATTGCGCCGTTCTCATTGTTCAGCACGTCATCCATGTTCACTTGACCTTCCACAACCGCGGTGCGCGGGTGAATGGATTGCGCCAAGGAATCAAGCATATTGCGAAGAATCACGGACTTGATGCGCTGAATGTCCATCGTCACATCAGCTGTTGACATACCAAAAAAGGTATGCGGTTCAGGATCGGGCACAAAGTAAGTGAACGGAATATCGTCAGCGGGTTCGTTCGCCACAATCTTATAAGACGGGCCCATAGTGCAAATCTTGCGCAACTCGGCAAGTCCATCACCATCCATATCCATGCGGATATAGGCTTCCAGGTACAGAATTCTGCGCTGCGAGGGATTGTTGTCGCTTTCGCCAAACATCATTTGCGCGGGATTGCGGGCAATGCGCTCAATGTTTGTGTCTAGCTCATCTTCACCCGTATTGGCTTCAACTTCTTCTTGGTCATAGCCCATGGCGACCAGCTCGCTGACCGTTGCCAACTTGCGATGCGCCACAATATCAGCGTCATCAAACGTGCGGGCGCGTCTGTCAATAATAAATTCTTCAGGCGCAAGCGATTCAACGCGAAACTTCTTGTGCGTAATGCGGCGGCTTACTTTGACTTCGTGAACCAACACGGTTGGCGTGAGTTGCTGGCCGGTGATCGGATCAATGATCGGTGGTGGCGCGTTGGGATCTGGCTCGCTTTGCAGATCAACCATTTCAACGCCATCCTGACTAAGCAGCAACGTTAGCTGCGCGTCATCCATGCCGGAATATGACTCGTTTTTGATCTCGGTGCGCTCGTCGACCCACCACTTGATCACACCTGTTTTACGCACCAAAGCGTCTTTGAATGCCGAGTGAAGCGTAACGAAGAAATTGTTATCCTCGTTTAAGATGTATTTCACATAATCCGTGGCTTGCTCTGCCATCGGCACATCTTCTTTTGAGCGTGGAATGTACTGAACAACATTCTCGCTACTGAAAAATATGCGCATCAGGCTTGGCAAAATAGCCTGCACGGTATCGCGCACATCCATCGAAACAACCTGGCTGCGCCCTTCTTCTTCATCGCCAAAAGGATCGCCAAAGTAATACTCGGTGGCTTTGGCGCGTAAGTTGCCAATCTCTAAATCAATAAAGTTAACGGCATCCGTAAGTTCAGCGGCAACGATTGCCTGAACTTCAGTATCGTCCATGGCTTGCCCAGACTTCGCGCCGGTTTCGAGTTCCGTTTCAATGTCCATAGCTCACCATTTAACCTTGTTTGCCCAATATGCCGCGCTCATTTTACCCTTGGCGATGTTGGCTGCGTGACGCGCTTTGAAGGCTTCGTTACGCTTTGACCCTTCAGGACTGCCGCTTACGCCTTGTTGCCCGAAACGGATCAGCTTGACCTCATCACCCGATTTCGCCAAAACAGCATGGCTTTTTGTGGGGTGGCTTGGCGTTTTCTTTGGCTTGTTGTAACCGGAAAACGTTTCTGATCCTCGCTTAATCACGCCATTCAACCTTGTTGCGGGAAGTTTGACCGATAGAAACGCATAGCTTGCATTGAGCGTCGACTATCTTGGGCTCGTGTGATAGGGCCGCCAACGAGCCATGCGTCGCATGTTCTTGCTGCGGCGCACTTGAAATGGAAGAGTTCGCAATAACCGAGATTTGCGGCTTCTTGAACAGCATCCTCAAGATCCACGTCCATGCCTTCATCATCGTTTTCTTCGCCTTCCATAGCGGCGTTTTCAGCGTCGCCTTCATAATCGTCGTCGCTTTCTTCGTCGCTTTCTTCGCCATCTTCGCCGTGCATACCGTCTGTGATGCACTCGATCATTTCTGGCGTCTGAATAAACGCTGCGCAATTACCGCAACGCATGCTCATGGCTTGATCTAAGTCAGTGTTCCAAGTCTTTGATTTTGCTTGCCAAAATTCATCGTTTGGCATTTCAGGATTAGCAGGGCCATAGCCCACATTGGCAAAAGCCCAATTCCTGTTCTTTAGGTTCGCCAGTGCATCCGTGGTTTCAATAGGGCATTGCATCACATCGGCTTCCGCGTGATCCCTGCCTCGGAAAGCGCAATCGCAACGGCTTGTTTGGGATTCTTAACCTTCGGGCCTTCCTTGCTACCTGAATGCAATTTGCCCGCTTTGTACTCGCGCATAACTTTGCTGATCTTTTTCTCGGCTTTGGTTTTCTTCATCATGGAATGATGTCCGTAATGGATACGTTGATGTTAGACGCGCTGCCTCGCAGAAACGCTATTTTGTCACCAGGCGCAACACGAAAATACTCAATACATGGCGCTGGCATGATCATGCTTGTCGATGTTGCCGTTGGGTTTGTGCCAATTTCAAAGTGAACGTGCGAATCTGTGTTGGCAACCGCCACGCGCATGAGCGTGACGCCCGTTCCCGCGGCGTGTGACTGCTGACTTGTATTGTCAACGGTTAAAAACGTTGTCGTGCCAAATTTGCCGACAATAGCGGGCCATAGCTGGCCCTGCGAATCGCGAAGGTTCTTGCTCACTTCTTCCTCGCAGCGCGCATATTATCAACCAAATTAGGGTAAGGGCGGCCAGCGGACTTCGCCATTGCCTTTGCGCTAGCCTTTTCCTTTTTGGATAAAGGTTCGCTCTTGCCAACTGATTTTGGACGTGGCTT